TATAGTTGCTTGATAACCTGCCTGTGCCTCCAGATCATCTAAAAACCTCTGGTCTACATTTGCGGAAACCTCTGCTTTTACTCTAGCGACTGCTCGTGTGAAATCAGTAGCTGTAAAATCTGTTCCTAACTCTTCAAATTCCTCTTGCAAACGATCCTCTAAACCATCTCGGATCAATATTCTACGTGCTGTGCCTGGTTCAAAACCTCTTTGTTTATCAATGGCCTCATAAAATCTAGTAGGTGATATTTTTTGTGGTTCATTTAGGATAGCCCTACCAATTTCAGCAGGATTTTTACCATCTAATACAGCCTGATAGATAGCATTTACTGCTGTATCGCCTAACGCCTCACTAAGACTTGGGGGCATATGATCTACACCTACACCTAATCTATGTACTTGTGACCACATTTCCTCAAAACCTGTCATTACAGCATAAGCCGATTGCCACTGTTCAGTAGTTTGTGCAGCTTTACCCATGTTCATAAAAGTAGGGACTTTTTCCGCAAATGTCTGAATACCCTTTTGAGCTTTATGTAATACTTTTGTTGGTAGACCACCTTGTGGTTGTTCGGCTTTTCCAATAATATTAAGTGCATTACTGACTGCTTTATCTAAACCAGCATTACCACCAAACGCATCGGGTAAACCTGCCTGTCCAATACCTGCTGTCATTCTAGCTGGTACTGCTCCATACTCAGACATCTTATTAACTAAAGCCTTTTTACCCATAAATAAATTACGGAAACTATGTATGCCACGTGCAGGTAATGTAACCAAGCCATTCAATAGATTATTCATATAGTAGGCAGGATTAGGAGTAAGTAATATCAAAGACTCTAGTGCTTTAGTAGTAGCTGCAAGCTGTGTACCAAACCCATAAGGCTTGACACCAAATAAACTTATGCCCCATTCCGCAGCTCCATCAGCTACTGCTGAATACAAAGCCGAGCGATACATATCTAAGGTGTAAGGCACACCTTCTTGTTTGAAGGCTTTTACATTTTCAGTAAGTGTTTTAGCATTCACTTCTACAGGTTTGAGTAAACCTGTTTGATCACCTAGTCGCTGTATTTCTTTGATCTGTTCGCCTCTTTGGCTAAGTTTATTTGAATATTGAGCCAATACAGCGTTAGCCTCACCTTTGATCACACGCTCCATAACTATTTCGCGATCTACATCTAGCTTGACAGCAATGTCATCGACTAATTCCGCAAATGGCTTATGGTAGTCCCAATTACCTAATAGAGTTTCTACTTTCGCCAAAGCACCATTTTCTAATACACGTTGGACTACTCTGCCGTAAACCGTATTAGCTAAATTACCTGCTTCTGGAAAATCCCCCTGTAATTTAGTGGGAGCATTTGTCATGCGTTTTATCATTTGATGAGTAACGTGTGGAAAAGCCTCATCCAATTCGACAGACGATAAAGTAGCTGATAAGTGGTCATGCGTGGAATTGACCAGTTCTCTTGCTCTTGAGCCTGGAGTAAGCCCGAATAATTTATGATGCAGTTTAGCTTCAAATTTACCTTCACGTGCTATCTGCAAATCTGATCCGAGTAGTAATTTTTCAGCTGCTCCTAATTCGTCTCCGATCTCCGTACCTAGTCGTAATGGTTCTAGATTACGTTGTTGAATTCGATACTGATTAGTAACATCTATCCAACCACCTTTATTTTTGGCAGCAACTTCCGCTAATAACTTATTGCCTTTAACTTTTGCAGCAGCTTGTATTACCTTACGTTGACCAAGCATCATATGCTCTAATGGATCAAAAGGCGAAAATTGGAATGCTAGTTCTCGCATTTGTCCAGGCAAACCAAATCTAGCCTCTATTTCTGCCAGAGTAAGGTTGATCAATTCCTCTTGTTCCTCCTCAGGAATATCTAAAGCCGAGATTTCTGCTATCTTGTTACGTGCCTCGATAATAGGAGTAATACCACCAACTGCTGGGTCTAGATCATAGTCAACAAATACTTCATCGCTATCCATTATTACTTCTTGACCTAAAATTAGATCTAGTCCAGCACCCATCAAACCACCTATACCACCCCAAAGATATCGTTGTGGTCCAGCCGTAAAACCAGCACCAAGACCTACACCAAGTGATACTCGATGAGACATTGGCACTACTTCTGGAATAAGAATACCAGCTTCCCAAGCAGCTTCTCTATTTTTTAGGAGTTCAACAAATGTGCCGTATTCCTCTGGGTCTGAAAGACTTAACCCAGATTGCCACGCAAAACCAAGAGCTTTTTCGATCTGGTGTACAGGTACATCCAAATGCGACATTGCTTTCCACCACCAGCTATCGTTATCAAAATCACTTTCCGATCTTGACCATTGCGCAGCCACTCCCATTGCAATTCCAGCAGTACCAGCAACTACGCCACCGATTGGACCAAGCGTTACTAGACCCAAAGCTCCCATACCTACACCTGATAAGACAACCGATGCTGCTTTACCAACTGTACTGCCCATTGCTGCTGCATAGGCTTGCCTTAAAGTATCTTGTTGCCAGGGCAATTTATCAGGATCAGGCTGCAGTAAAGGTAATCCAAACGCTACACCACGTTGATCCTCAGGCAGACTTTCTAATAATTGCTCGATTGTTTGTGGAGGTGGTAATTGTCCATCCTCTCCTAAAAAGCGTAATACATCTCCAATCGAGGACTGTGGTCCTGGAGTCTTTGTTACGGTAAACTCAGGGGGTTTATCATCACTACGTTCCCATTCACGTTGTTGCCGTTCCGCTTCTACGTCTGGACTCGGCCAACCGCCTTCTCTACCTTTTTTCGCTTGTTCGGCTTTGGATTCCGCAACTATTTTTGGAATATCAGGCTTGTAAACCGCTTTAGATAGGTTTGAACTAGACCGCTCACGCCACGCATCTACTACAGATGCACTAACTTTACGATTAGTACCCTTATAAACCAATACGCCTGCATCTCGTATATCATCATCAAGGAAGGCAATATTGCCACCTTTGATCTCATATGCTGTTTTACCGTCAGCACGAGTTATTTTTTTTGGAGATTTAGGCTTGTACTCTTTTAGTATTTGTGCTGCTTCATCTTTGTCAGTTGTACGTGGCATAAGTCACTCTTATATGCGCCATTGCACCATTCCATAAGCCCAAGGATCTATACGCTGTTCGTAACCTCGATTACCATAAGTTATGTTGTACACATTACCGCCATAATTACCATATCCACCTGAGCCATAGCCACCCCAATCCCAACCACCGCCACCGCCATCGCCAGCACCGCCACCTCCTGGTCGTGTTGTAGTAGTAATAGTTGTAGGTACTACTACTGTTGAATCTGTATCGTCCTTTGTATCGTCCTTTGTATCCTCTTTATCATCTGGAATAATTATTTCAAAACCTATATCGTCTGGTGTCAAGCCATGTTCAGTTTCTTTATAAAACTTTTCTAACGAACGCATGATTGACGTATCGTTAGCTTCTACTATACCCATATCTTGCCGATTACGTATTTGTTCCCACTTATCTGCAGCAGCATCGGCTAAATTGTTGCGATAATAACTTTCGGCAGGATCACTTGCTCTATCCGCTACTGAATTCCAAAAATCTATACTATCTGTAGCTGGTTGCATTCTAGACTCTGGAGTATCGTCTTTTGAGTACCAGATCGTAGTGTGTGTAGCAGGATAATTTCCGATATATCGTGCGCCCTCTCGGTATTTATCTGTGACCGTACCATCTGGTAATTGCCACATATTCTCTACCTCAACACCAGCATGTTGTGTTTGGCGAATGTAACCCCCTGTTGGTAATCTCTGACTGGTAGTCTGGAATTTGCGATCAGCATCTGCAGCCTGAACACCTTGCATAGCAATATTCCTGCCTACGACTGAACCACGATCATCACCATACTGCTGATACTTTAATTGCCTTGAATCATAATGTACTGCCTGAGTACGTGTATGGTAGTCACGAGCAGCAGCAGCTATGACTGCATTTGCCTCCGCATCACGTTGTGCTTTAACTTGGGCTACTTCTTGTTGTGCTATTGTTTGTGCAACTCTCTCTTGTTGTGATACAGTAAAAGCACCACTGTCCGCTACGTGTCTAGGGGGTTGATAGCGAATATCAGTTGTAGGGAGGAGGTGAACGATCGGATCAAATGTTGGCATAACCTCATGCGGAGGAGGTGAACGAGGTGGTACATATGTAGATGTTTTAGGAATTATTTTTTTAGGTTTTAATTTTGTTTCTGATTTTGGTTTTGATATATTTCTTGTATTGGTTGATTCACCTGCAAATCTAGCAATAAACATATCTGGACTATATGTTTTCTTTGGAGTAGTATATCTAGAACTACCAACATATTGTTTTCTATTTTTTTGCGCTTTATGGCGTGGTGTATGGGTCATCGTTCTCGTCCTGTAGTGGTGGTACTGCAGCTTCTGGTTGTTCCAAAGCCATAGCAGCCATGAGTTCTGCGCTTAAAAACCTTTCCTCCCAATCCACGAACGCATTATCTACACGTCTTTGTGCATCTAAGATAGCCTCATCTATCAGTAAACTATTATGTGGCATTAAACGTATTTACTTAATATTTGCGCTAGTGCCTGTGCCATTGGATCGCCAGGTTCTAAACCTTCTAATAGCTGGCTTAGTTCCATAATAAGTTGGTTGGGATCAGCACCCATTCCCTGTTCAGGTGGAGCTTGATCCATGTATGCACCTGGTGGCGCACCTGGTGGCATAGCCTGTCCTTGATAGGCTGCAGCATATGCTTGATCAGGAGGCATACCTTGTGCTTCTAATTGGGCTACCTGTTGTGGTGGCATAATAGTTCTCCTATAGTTACCTTAACTATACTATACTATGATTAATAGTATTGATATATTCCCTACCTGAACGTAAATTCAGGTTCTCTACGAATGCTATTATAGCGTCTTTCCCATATCGTTCAACAAATTTAGGTGCTAAACGCTCACGCATAGCTTTAGTCTGTCCATGTTCCATATGGCATTGATGATGTAAGATCGCAGAATTATATTTAGAGAATATACGTTTATCTTTTGGCAAGTTACTCCGTTTTATTAACCATTCGTGCATATCAGCATCGTCATATATCGTACCACCACACCAATCACAAACACCACGTTCCTCGATCAGTTGTTGCTTTAGTTGCATTCTAGTCTTAGCCATCGTGATCTGAAGGTTCGTCTAGCTCCTCTATCAGTTCACTGCCACATTCCTCACATTGTGTATAGCCTGTATAGTGCCCATTTGATACATGATCCAGAGTGATATGTTTGTCACTCTTGGGAATATTGAATATATACTCATCACTCATTAGACTCTGGTCAGTATTACCGCATTGTGTGCATTTGTATTCTTTCTTAGCCATCGTAATCTGAAGGTTCGTCTGTATTATGGACGTGCCACTCTAGATCCTCTATCTCAAACTCCTCATCCTCTAAAACTGGTAATGCTTCTAATACTTTATGCAGAGCTTCGTCAGCCGTTTTAGCAGATACTTTCATATTGCACTTTTCACGCCAACTAACTATGTACCACACTCTTAGTCACCTTCAGTATCTGCTATGATTTCGTCTATACTGATATTGCCAAGTCCTAATTCCTCTAATTCACCATCTCCAATATATATATGTGGAAATGCTTCCTCGAAAGAATCCTCCATCCAATAATCGGTTTTTCCTCCACTTGGAAATCTTTCGTAATATATTTTTGTTGCCATAATAAGCCTCCTTATTTTTTAGCTCTCTTCTGGTTTCTCTATCTTCATCTTCATCTTTATCTTTATCTTTATCTTTATCTTTATCTTTATCTGTGTCACGAGTCGTGACACATAACGTGACAGGGTTTAGGTACGTTATCCTCCCATACCAGGAATAGGTTCGGCAGGGGCTGGTATACCTTGTTCATAAACTCCAGCAGCAGCTGGGGATTGTCCTCCCATCGCTGGATCAAAACCCTGTCCACCAACTGCTTGTTCAGCAGCAGCTGGTTGTTCAGGTGGTGCTGGTTGCCCTTCACCCTGCATTTGTTGTATCAGTTCTTGTTGCATCTGCATCCGTTGTGCTTTCATTGCTTCAATAGCCATAGTTTGTTCGAACAACTTCTGTTGCGCTGCTAGTGCTGACCATTGTTCCTCCCAAACCTCTTTGTCCATATCCTCTGATCGTCCAATATTCAAGAAGTTCTCTCTCGCCCAACGTGTACTAGCTAGTGGTGCATCACCTTCACTTACCATTCTGGCTATATTAGCCATCTGTAATTTATCTATTGGTAATTGTGGTTCAAGTTCTACTTGCAACTGGATCGCATCTGGTATTATAGCAGGATCTATTTCAAAGGCAGCGCCTGCATTCTTGTCATATATCTTAGTTTTCTTACCATCTTTCTTAAACCACATCAATGCACAAGTAACTGCGTCAGAAATAGCCCATGCACCCATCTCTTTTACTCCCACTAATGGTAATCGGCCTTGTTGTGCCAACAGTGATATAGCTTGAAATGGTAGTGCGTGTTCAGGTGGTTCTCCTAAAGCCTGTCTAGTGATCGTACTTTCAGACATTTTTGCTTCTGTCATGCCCATTACCTGCGATAAACTAGCATCTAGCACATTCTTTGGTAGTGGATATACCCTTTCACCCGAATCAATGGTCGCTGTACCACCTGGTTCACTATAATTTATGTCTAATTGTTTACCAGGCTCATTAGCTTCATAGACATTTACTGGCATAGATCCCATCGCATACGCCAAAGAATAGGCTAACGTCATAGATAAGTTGCTCCGCTCTATCAATCCTGACTTCCAGGCTGTATATAAGAACGGCATTCTCCGCTCCTCTGGCTTAGTGAACATGGTTGTACCGTCTGTGACCTGGGCAATGATCGGTATGAAGCCTAGATCATGCTCTACGTGCAATATAGGGGTATCTGACTGCTCGATCCACACTATCCGTTGTCCATAATCCCAATAATCATATAAAGTAACTTCCTCCCAAGCCTCGTGGTCGCCTGGAATGATTTCCTCAGCCAGTGATCCCCATGTACCAATTAGATCTTTTATTCTTATTTGCTCTCGACTCACATAACTATTCATGCCATATTGGTCATACTCTGGATAACCAAATGTTGGATCTAATGTACGAAATAAATATGGTGTTCTATCAGCTATTTTTTTCATTCGAGCTGCTGAGCCACGCTTGTCGCCTTGTTTAGCATACTCTACTAAATCAGTAGTCTTTACGATTGCCATATGAATATCACCATACAACAATCCTGATAATACTGCATCGAAATGGCATGGTCGTCCTAGTACCCTACCTGATTGCCCCCACATTGCTGCTGCTACTTTCTCTACGTTTTCCGATACACCTTCTGAGCCTGCTTCGTTCTGGTCACGTGCTACGGCAAATAGTGGGTCGGTAGCAGTCATCAAACGAACTGCACCAAGTAATGCGTTTCTAGGTGACGGATCTACAGTGTGCTTTATCCATTCATAGTCGGGTGGTAATCCTGCTTTCTCCAAATTGAATGCCTGCTTAAGCGATTTATTCATGTTGTCACGTTCGGCATACTCTGCTACCAAGTTCTTTACTCGCTCACGTGCATCCTCTAATGCTACTCTATCGTCAATGTTATTGAATGTTGCCATATATCACCTATATCCCTGTGAATGGTAGTACCTTCTCACCCTTAAATATACCTGGTATTCCAGTTAGTAATGGATCGTTACGTATAAGTGCAGCTTCTTTGTGTTTTTCATTCCTATCTCCAGAACGTATACGTGTTAGTCCATACTTCAACGCATCATACCCATGATCCTCTGCGTCTGTATCCACGTCCTCTACCTTCACCTTGTCGTATGGTAGTGCTGGTAGTGTGCGTAGTAAATTCTCGCATGTCGTAAAGATAACTAAGCCTGGCTTTCCATCTGGCAGATTAGCTAACAAACTGTCTACTTTACGCTTTCCTATAAGTCTATCATTATTTGCCTTTGTTAGCACAACTCCATTATCTCTATACTCGTCTGCTGTGCTGTATACCCTGTCGCCTGCACTTTTCCTAGCCCACATAGATGGGTCGCCCCATGTAACATGACAATTCATTTCGGGTGTGTTATTAAGGATAGTGCTGGCTTGCTGCCGATCTGTCATGCCTTTAGCATACAATTCTCGATAGACGTAAATTCGCTTAGTGTCTGGATCTTGTGCAAACCATAAACAACAAAATGGTGAATGATAACCCCAGTCTACACCCCTCCATAGTGACCAATGTTCTGGTATTGCGAAAGGTGGTGATATGTGCTTGCTAGGTCGGAACTGCCCAAATGCTTGTCCTGCAAATACTGACCAGTCTCCTTCTACCCAGGCTCTACGTAGATCGTCAGGAAGGCTGTTTAGCTCTGCCCAATACGTCTCCTCTAGATGTGGGTTGTCTGATGGTAGACTTTGTATAAATGCAAACTCATCTTTCTTATTGTGTAATTCTACTGGAAAATCCCTGTCTAACCATAACCGCTTCACCCATAAATGCCCGATACCCCCTGGGTTAGTGGCTGCTATAAATACCGTATGTTTTACGCCAGGCCATCTTAAACTACCTCGTAATATATCAAATACATGCTGGTCATTCTTAGTTAATTCATCTACTGCGATTGCTGCAAATTCAGCACTCTGATACTTCTCTGGTTTATCTAAGTTGCGGAATGCTATTGTACCCCCACCTAGTCCCTCTCGTAATGTGAATTCGTGTCTCTGTTCATTTAGTTTACCTAACCATTCTGGAAACTCTGCTCTTATCTTTGCTATATGCCTGTCCTGGAGACTAGGATAATCCTCACACGCTAACATTACCCTAACATTCCCATTACGTCTTATGTGTTGTGATAACAAGAAATGAACACACCACCACCTTAGAAAGAATGATTTGCCTCCGCCCCTTGCCCCCCCATATAGTACGTACCTGCTTTTGGTAGTTGCTTCAAATGCTTCAATTTGTTTAGGAGTAAATTCACAAGGTAAAGTATAACTTTCTGACATTATTCTATTTAGATAGCGTTTTATGTATTGGCGTTTTGTATGTTGGCGTTTTGTGTGTCGGCCTTCTCTAGATCTTGATTAGAGTGGACTTGCTCCTGCTGTGCGCCCAGATCCCTGGCTACATTGCCACTTAGGTGGTCATTTATTGCTTTGGTTAGTGTCATTATTAGGTATTATTGGTAGGGTTTTAGTAGTTTGTAGTGAACAGATAGCAGTAAATCATCTGAAATACACACCATTTACATATGATTTCCTGTGGTTTTCTCCTGGCTTATTATCTCCTGGCTAATATTTATTATTATAATCCCTGAGATTTGACTTCCATTATGGGTTTCTCTCGTCTAGAGTACGCTGATCCCCAGCCTCAGGTCTTTGCTCTTTAGGTTTCCATTCATAATTCAGCTTAATCTCTACGTCTCCATCTATCTGTACCTTATCAGATAAGCCCCTCCTGGTCTTTTCATACCAGATCTGCGCTGTAATGTTCCCTTTCATGGCATTCTCATACACAGCATTAGCAATATCGGCTGCAGCTTTTGCTCTTCCCTTTTTTAGGGCACTCTCAAAGCTCTCATTATCCTGTTTTCTACGGTACAAAGTAGCCTCAGCAATTCCTAGAGCATTAGCGACCTCTTTATTAGACAATCCAATGCCTGATAGGCGTTCAACTTCCGAGAAATCGATTTGTATTTTCGTTCTTGTCATTTTCCACCTTTATCTCAACGTGTAGGAGACTGTCACGCAACGCCAACAGCCCGATAGCATGCATTATCTCGCTTTCTGGTACATCGATTGTAATTCTCATCCCTGCATCGCCTGCTATCTTTATAGCTGATTGTATAGATGGAATGCTGGCCAGGAACTTGATACTAGGAGGAATTACGGACCGTCCTGGCTGCGACATAGCTAACCATCATAACAATAAACCCAGCTAACACAGCTACTACCTGGTCACTTGATATAACTGATAAGAAGGGAAAATGTTCAACGGCAGTTACAAACGCAGCTGATACTATTGGAGTTAAAACAGAAACCCAAAACCGAGTACTTTTGTATATTGGCTCTTTCATATATACGATTGTAATCGAATTTTGGGCTTTTTGCAACGTAGTTAGGTCTTGCGAGGTCAAAGATCCCTGTGCTTTATTCCACTACCTCAATAGCGACCAGGTAACTCCCAGATGGAGAGTACAAATCTCTTATTACATTAGCATCTAGCGGATTAATCCATATCGGCTCACGTTGTAACAAGTCAATCCTTATAGAACCGTCTGGTAGTGCCGTTATAGCCGAGCCTCTATCAACACACGTATAGACGTTAGGATATTCTTTTGCATGTATTATTATCTTAGTACCTAGTTTGAACTCTATAGGGCAAGCTATGCCTGTATTTAGCCAGTTAGACCAATGCTCTCGTATTCTACCATCGAACAAAGTTGTATCGCATTTATTAGTTTGTTCGTTCCAATTCGCAGGGTGACAATTCATCGGTGCGCCCAGGTCAGGATTATAAAACGAAAGCCTCGCCATATACATTACTGGGTCAGGCCTGGAATGTGTTGGTATCGCTGACGGTGTCGGCATCACTGTATTTACTAATGGGGATGGTAATCTTGACTGGTCATCTCTATGCCATTCACCTTGCGTTATATTTAGACTTCCATCGAGCATTACAGCCTCTTGAGTGCGGAGATCATCGACTAGCTCCGCACCCCTTTTAATTCTTAACTCCTGTGTACGATATACCCAGCCCAACAATATCAGCAGAGGTATTTGCGCTAGTAGTAACTTCTGCCATAGTCTCATATGAATACTCCCCTAACGATAGCTACAACAACATGTGTTAACAGATAAATGAGTGCGATAGCCCCCACTATCGCACCCAACTTGTCTATCCAGGTTATTTTGCTATTCATGTTACCACCTTTAATTCACCATGTTTGAGGTCATAGTCCGTTATTTCTACTTCTGTTGGGTCATTCTTATCATAAGGTATTGATGTTATAAAGTAACCCAAACGATTAGCAAACCTATATCCCTGCGATAGTATCCAATCTCCGCCAAACTCTTGCCACGTCCAAACGTATTCCTCTGCTATATCTTTCTCTACCATATATCTTTTGTCCTCCCCTATAGTATCGAAATAGCTGTTAGTCATCCAATCGGTATTTTCCACAAAATAATCATTGCCACGTGGGTTTGTAATTGGTTGATACTTAGTTGCCCAGGTTTTTATATTCCATTGCGAAGCATCAAACATCCTTACTTTTTTCTCTGCTTTTGGGATTTTGATATGGCCTTCTGCGCTTGCTAACTCCGCATACTTGGACATAGGTACATCAGGCAAATCTAGAAACTCGTCTCGCTCTATCCATTCCCCTAGCATTTCCTCAAGTGATACACTCCCTAACTCAGGGAAACCCATCCCTAAATCACACAATCCGAACATGATCCCTGTATTTGGGTCTAACTCTGATATAAGCCAGGTAGCCGCTCCAAGTGGGCTAAACAACTTTATAACTGGCGCATAATCCTTGCTGCCGTTTTTGTTGGTGTCGTGATTACTGACTAACTTCTCATACTGGTCTTTAGTCGCCAGGTATTGACCGTTCTTGTTCTTGATAGGATGGTTATACATTTTATTCCTCCTTGTTAGTTTTAGATAATGCCCACTCTGTTAAATCAAATACATGCTCTCTTTCCTCTACAAATATCTCTGGGTTTCTTAACATGGTTTGCTTTATATCATATGGTAGATATGCGCCAGGTTTACCATTATCTAGTCCGATTGGCTCATTCATTGCATACAGCGTCAATACAGCAAAGTGTCGCGCAGTTTCACCCCTAGGGCTTTTTGTTCTTTTCGCTAGATAATCAACTAGTCGTTTGATTACTTGGTCCTCATCAACTGCGTGTTCCCTTTTAAGCTGGGCGATCTTGGCACTCTCTGCTTCTGTAAGCTTATCACTATCTAGCCAATGGTCGGCAGTTAGGTCATAGCTCTGCCAGAACTCATCAAGTTTGACACCTGTATCGTGGTCTACATTCCTACCGCATTCCTCACATAGAAAATACCACTCGTACTCACTTCTGAAGTGCTTACCTAGTTCCTCATCTGTCATTCCGTAAGGTATTGAACCATCTAACGAAGGGCTACCTTGAAAATAGTAACCTACATAGATAGGTGATTCAAGTTTACGCTGACATTCAGCTAGATATTCGTCTACCTTTAAGCCGTCCTTGATACACTCACAATCACAACTGCCGTCATCCATATACATAATCCTTCCCCTTTTCTAAATCGTCTAAGTGTGTACCATCACTAACTACATCATAGGCTATATCAGGATGTAAGATTATCCTGGTAGGTTGATGTTGCATCCACATATTCATTCCATCATGCCAAAAGGCCTCATTCTCATCCTTAGGGCTTTCCTTGTGTATCTCCTCGTACTTTTCCCAACAAGAGCACAAACCATTTTCAGGCACATCACTGAATATATATGCCTCATTCGTTCCATACCCTTGACACTTAGCACCACCACAGAAATTACAAGTATGATCAAACCCTTGTATATGTTTCATATCAGACTTTTTATATAACTGGTCTAGTTTCCTGTGGGGAAATTCTGTTGCTGCACTATCGACAAACATCGCTACTTTTTCGGACTGTTCGAGATATTGCCTCTCGATTTTCTCGTCCTCAAAAAAGAAATCGCTGGTCATTTTTTTGCGCCTCCACGCACAATTTAATGTACCTAATAGTAACATATCTTGACAAGTTTTGTCAAGGTAAATATGAGAAAATCCTGCCTATATTTAACCCCTATATGTGGGTTGGCTAAAATTTTTTGAGTAACACTGTCAGCTGATGAATTTCCCACATATAGGGGTTTTTGTTATTTATTATTGTTAATTACTGTGAGTACCCAATACGCCAGGAGTAGAAGTAACACCCTGACCAATATACTTTTAATCACTTTAATGCTTTCCTTATAATTTCTACAGCGTCACCTCTGGCAATGTGTGATGGTGTAAATCTAAATACACGCCAACCCAATAATGTAGCATGATTATATTTTTCACAATCTAGTTGAAAACCTTTGCCAGTGACATGACGACCCCCTGACCAGATCCCACCCTCGACTTCAGCAGCTACCATGTCAGAGGGCCAAGCAAAATCAAACCGCCAGCGTCTAGGTTTGGCAAAGGTATATTCACGTTCCCATTTCTTAATATTAAGCGCTTTCATGTGGAACTCTAGCTCTAGCTCTAGGTCACTCTTAACCATATTGCTTAATGCCTGCCTTATCGCCTGCCTGGTCATCTGCAAGGTTGCCATGCCATCGCCACTTAACACTTAAAGCCTTTTGTTTCGCTCTCCATGACATGCAATGCTCTATTAACTGCTCTGGTGTGGGCGCTGATCCCTGCGCTCCTCGCCAGTCATTAGTGTACCAGTCCTCGATTATGGCGTTCCATGCCCACCTTGCTTGAGGGTCAGCACCTGCGATGAACCCAGCCTTGTATAAAGTTTCCACTGCATCCATTACTGCTTCCAGTTTGTGGGTTTTATTATTAGCTGTCCAGAAATCCATAAGCTCCTTACTTAACCCTAATGCTTCTAATATCACTAATAAGGTTATGCGCTTAAGGTCTTTTTCGTATGTTCGTTTCCAATATCCTGGTAAAGTTGTAATATCCATCTAGTGTATACTAGGTGCTCGCTCACCTTCATGCTTCCGTCCATAGCAACTGCACTTCATGCCTTCAGGATGACCGCACCTAACATACTTGCCGTCTTTAATCCATGCTTGATTGTCATAATCGTACTGGATCTCTGGGCGTGTTGCATTATTGTCATCCCATGCTTGAATATTAGTGTCCTCTGTTAAGTGATTATCCAATGTAGTCATTTATCCGTCCAAATAATGTAGTTGTTTTTTTCTTGTCTTTTCTAACTCTATTCTTACTCTTAATCTCTTTCTTAATATAGTCACTATTGTCAGCGTCTTTTGTCACCTCTCCGTCACGATTTGTGACACCATCACGCCATCTTTGCAGTCGTTTACGGTCACGTGCCGATAATGGAGCTTGGCGATCTTTCCACCCATGCACGATGAGCTTATTTTTGCGCTCGATAACCACGCCAGCCTCTTTTAATTGTTCAATTAGTGCAGTCGTTGTGTCCTCTTGCCTTCTCAAACGCCAGGCTAGGTGTTTTATGTCGGGAATTAGACCATCCTTATTGACCTCACCAGCCAATAAGTACAACTCAATAGCCAGGCGATAAAGATTATCGGGCAATGTAGCTACCTTAGGGTCGTCTAACAATTCTATATAAAGCCGTATCCATAATTTGGGTTTATTCATTAAGGCCACTCCTAGCTCGGTTGTGGGTGATACATTGTAATATAGGCAGGTTGTCTATACTTAAGCAGACACTCTGATTGCTGAACAACCTGCCTATATGAGGAGAATAAAAGCACGCACCACACCATGCACGTACTACGCTCTTTCGTTTCCTGGGTCGGTGTCACCCTACCCACTACGCTGCTCCAGTAACAGCGTCTAATACTAGTTTATTAGCCTTGCCTGCTGCCTTGATTTCAGCATCAGACGCATCAGGCGATACAGCAGTTAGCTCTTTGACTGGAATACCTTCGTCTTTGCACTCCTTCCAGAGCTTATCGAACCGATCCCTCAACACATCACTAGACTGCCCAGAGTTCACGCCCATCATTTCCTCCGCAGGAGTGACCTCATAGCCTGCCAAATTCATAATCCATGAGAACGCTAAACGATAAGCCTTGCCTGTTGCCCTAGTTACTGCCATACTTCTGCGAGCATAAGCTGGTCGTTTCTGCCAAGTAGGCTCATCCATGCCCACCATTGCGCTTCCACGCCCGACAACCTGCTGATCGCTGGCTCTAATAAGCTCAACAGTAGCCACTATATCACCGTCTTGTTCCTCTACTGATAACTCTCTAGGCAAAACACCTAACAGTGCGCCTAGTGTCGTCCAGCCCTCCACCTGGACATATGCCTTACCATGTATCTTTATGTATAACTTCCTCGTATCAATCACATCCTTCAAGGTTGTAGCTATCTTAGAGGCAATAGATAAAACTTCCTCTGGTCCACTTGCTACCATAGTGCCTAGATATAGCTCATTTCTTGGTACTATCTGTGTATCCTCATACTCGATTACTGTCGTATCTGTCATTATCTTTTATCCTTTTTAATATCAAGTCTATCAACTTTGTTTTTCTTGCGCTCCATCATTGCATCATGTTTGTGCTGGGGCAAATGGTAGCCCTTAGCAAAAAACTCATCCCAAAAACTATGTCCATCTTTGTCGTCTCTCGGTGACATACCAATTACATCGAATACTCTATCCTCTTTATTCATACCGAAACCCTTAGTTTTTCAAAGTATTTCCTGGCTAAATTAGACAGTGTATTTGGATCTAGTGTTTTTGGGTCGTCCTCTGGCATCTCGATTACTGTATTGCTTTCACGCATACCAGACTCAAACAATGCGATGTCATCACCGAACAGATCAGTGCTATCACCGCTTGTAAAACGTATATTCAGCACCCTAACGTCATCACGATACCAATAACGAGTATAAGTAATCTCATTTAGGTTTACATAATGTGTATCAGGATAACCGCCTAACTCCACGAAAGCATAACTCATGCTGCTACCTCCTTTATTATAGTTTTGTTTTTGACTAACTTTTGATAACAAACCTCACAGTACCGCAGTCCGTCCACCACGTCAGACAACAACTGGTTTTGAATATCTAACTCACAATAGTCACAAGGACTACTTGTGATTTCAAAACGTCCTTCATGTTCCCACCAGGAACTATCGTACTCTAGCCTTGTTTGGTTTTCCACTTGTAAGCTCCTTTGCTTGTTCTAAATACAACTCTAACGCACGTTTGACTGTTGCGCTTACCGTCCGATCCTCCAATTCAGACTGGCGTATTATGTCCTGCTTTAGTTTAGCTGATACATATCCTGCTATCCACGTTTTATTACTCATAATGTGGAGTTTAGCATATACATCAAGGTTTGTCAAATATTTACAACGAGGACATGCGAGTGCGTCAGGCGTTCAACATTTCTGTGCAAGTGATAGATTGCTAGTATAGTCAGGTGTATTTGTTTGTATGTTGGTTTATATTCGTCATCCGCTTACGCCTGACGCTACGGATGGTATTGTCATTATACTATAAACAAGACAACGCCTGGCAAAACCAGGCGTTGTGCAAAGGAGGCATCACACGCACTACGTGGAGGTTAGTGCATAACGTGATGCAGGTATTTTACCATACAGACTTAATCGGTAGGGATCGCCTGGTACTGTACATTGACAGTATTCTCGGTTAGGCTTTCATTATAGAGTCTTAGCCAGTAGCCACCCATCGCAGGTACACCAAATCCTCTACGACTAGACCAACTGTTGCCATCCTCAACATCAGACACATAGCAACCTGTCTGGAGATAGATACGTTCCTGATCGGTCATTAGCCTACCCTGACTACTAATAGTCTCGACTGGCATTGACATACTAAACCTATTGTGTATATGCCCACGCACTATAATGTCGGCATTCGGCCACATTACAGCACTTCGGTTACTCTGGATAGCACCCTTAGTTACAGGCGCATTGCCTCCTACACCATGATGATATTTCATATTAACAGTCTTACGCCTACCACCATTAGCATACTTTAGCTTGAACTGTATCCAGCCTGTGTATGGTCCTATGGTTGGAGCAACGCCAGTCTTTATCTTGAGGTGCGTTGCTACAATAGTTAGTGGATCTATCTCATGCCTACGACGATACTCAAACTCATGGTTGCCCATACTAATCAGGGCTAAGTTCTCTGCGTATGGAGCTAAAAAGTTAGCAGCATCCTCACACACATTGCCAAGATAGTCCTCATCCATAGCATACTCAGGGCGCAGCTCGTGCTTGGCACTTCTGGGATCAAACTTACCACCCATCAAGTCAAGTAAGTCACCTATTATAAAAACAGGTGCGTTACGCACCCTGGCTTGTTCCAAATGTTTACGGATTAGTTTTCTATTACAACCTTTAGCATCAAAATGTATATCACTGATCAGTAGGAAGTATTGTTCCCACTTAGAAGTGTAATCCAGGCGAGTGAAATAACAGCCTGGCGACACCGAAGGCTCTAAACTAGGAATAGTTATTGGCATATATTAGACTGCGAATATTTTACCCACTAGTGCTAATACAGATCCTAATACAACCATTACTAGTCGCATCAACCACTGTATATTTGTTTCTATTGCACTAACACGCTCACTAAGTTTACCCACATCATCCTCCAAGTCGTCCATGCTGTTTGCCATACGTGCATGGTCATTCGCCATGCGTTCTGAACTATGATTAAGTACTTTTATATGATTACGTATTCTATTAAGTATTTCCCTATCGTTCTGTTCCATTATTAGGTCGACCACCTACTATATACGGAATTGGTGTTCCTGTCCATACTTCATGCGGAAAAGAATTACCGCTTGCTGTTGCTATAAATGCGTATGCTGAATGTACTATTGGATCTAAACTATTCACATACATAACGTATTGGTTGCCTTTTACATCCGCACCAACACCCTCTTTAGGGTTCGAAAATTCAGTGATAAGTATCGGTTTATTGCCACGTAAATAATTGCGATAGTAATGCCCTGCATTTCCACGCATCTCATCGTGATTGGTAAAGTAGCAATGCGCTCCGATCCAATCACACTCGTCTACCACACCAGTCGCTACAGCCTGCTGCCAGAACGGCATAGATGCAGTCCTAATATTGGGAATATAATCGCCTGGAGATAGCCCAGGCCATCCTATTTGTACCTCAGGACACGCCCTTCTATACTCACCAGCAGCACGCCTCAGAAAAGCAGCAAACTCACCACCGTTTCTCCAGCAAATATCATGCCCTTCAACATGCAAGTTAGGTTCGTTATGTATCTCAAACATCCTAACCCCAGCCTGATAATGTTTCTTTACGTCCTCATAGGTAGCTTGTAAAAAATCATCTACAGTATTATTTTCCGCAGAAGGTTGCCACATAGCCCTAACTACAAAGTGCATATTAGGATTGATCCTGCGCATTTGCTCAATCGTATCAGGACTTTCGGTGGACAATATCTTAAACGCTTCGATCTTGGCTTCCTTCACCATCGCAGGTATGGCAGGTATAGCTTCGCTACCATGTCCCCAACAAGCATCAGCAGACCCATGCAAGCCCCACAGAGCGTGGCTTGTCGGCTCTATAGACGGCTTGTCAGGATCAGGAGTAGGACTTTGATCTCTTACTACCTTAACTCCTGGATAATACTGCTGAAACCACTGTTCTGCGCCTTCGTGTTTCCCATGCAATATAACTGTACGGTCATCTAGGTTGCCAATACCTGCGTCATCATATGATGCCGTCACGCTACTACGTGCCTCGTAGGCTTCTCTTGCTACCTTTACCCAAGTATCAATAGATGCGTTTTGTTCTACCAGGTGTACAACCCTAGCGTATTGAGTGCGTGGATTGCCTCTATTCATTTCATTATCCACCACCACAGGTCCGGGTTGCCATAATAGTCCTGCTTCGGCTTCTCTTCGTCTGGTGAGAGCTGCGAGTTGCTTACCTCCAGCGTGATCGTAGAGTCTAAGCATTCTTGCAGCATCTCTAAACTCGCCTGAATTACACGCGATAGTAATTTTACTAATCCCACCCACACCAAGATTATAGGCCGCCGATAGTAAAGCCGTTTGTTGGTCGGGCGTAGGTTCGAAAACCAGTTTCTGTTCCAAGCCTTGCGCAAAGTGTTCCAGCGCATCACGCAATCTTGTCTCAGCTTCCTCAATAGATATAATTTCATGTGCATCTTTCGCTCTTGTTCCATATCCTATAGAATAACGCCCACCTCCACCGTCAGCGTATGCCTTCCGACTAAACCCCTCTTGCGCCATTATAAACGCTAGATCCTGCTTACGAATTTCCATATCGTAGTATAATTATATACAATATCAAGCAATAAGACTTTTGCTTGATATATGGGTCAACAAGTTTACATTAAGGCAAAAACCCTGACATTCGAGATCAGGGTTTTTGTGTTAAAGCGTTATAAATGTCCTTACGTAACATATCGCACAATTCCTCTTGACTTTCAGGAGGAACAGGACCAAACATAAAATCCGTTATAAAACAAAGATGCGCCTTATTCATCTCCATCTGTTTGTTTATTCTGATTGTTGCTATCGTGTTCCACGCAGAAAATAGTACAATCACAATTACCAGACAGCTTATAGCTACATCTATCCATGCGTTGTTGTTCTGTTGTTCGCTCATCAGCTTGGCTCATTTAGATACTCCACTCTGTTTTTTATTGTTTTCAGTATAGTAAATACCGACCTTGAACCAACACGCATTCCACGCTTATTGCGTTTTTTGTCCTCACGCTTTTGAGATTTATATTGGCTTTTAGTTCTCATCAGGCTGGCTCCTCTGGATACTCCACATCATCAGGATCATCATAGTCCTGTGGTATATCTCTTAGTTCTTGTCGGTATGCTTCCCAGTCTGACTTATCCTCTAAAGGAAAATCTGCCATCATCACGTAATCACATTTAGCCAGCAGGATATCACGTTTTTCTCTTACATCATCCCACTTATAAGCCTCAACAGCATCATCACGCCAGCCATCTACATCTGCTTGGGATGGCTCATCTATATTTTCGTCCAACCAATTCAAACCAAAACAAGCATCATCTCCGTTCTGATGTTCTCCTAGCTGCACGCCATCGCCTTGATATGTAAATCTAGCTTGCCCTTCATACTTCCAGTCGATAATATCTGTTACGTTTACTGGTATCATTTTTATACTCCTATGTACCGTCTATTTCCATAAGCACTAAGAAACTCATCGCAGCAGCAGTTCCGTCTTGCTGAACAGAAATAGTAGCCTCGTCAGTATATGACCTGAACTCTATCGCATAGGTTAGCTCGCTGGTACTGCTTGGGCTATCTACATAAGCAAATGGCAACGAGCTTATCATTCTGTCCGAAGAATTG